AAGGCCATCAAGCGCGCCCTGGGGGACTGAGACGCCATGCCGGAAGCCTACTCCTGGGAGATCCGCGAACAGGCCGAGGAGCTGTACATCATCGACGGCCTGACCTACGAACAGGTGGCGGAACGCACCGGAGTGTCGGTCGCCCAGCTCAAGCGCTGGGGCACGGATTCCGAGCCCGGCTGGGCCGACCGCCGGCGGGAATACCGCCAGGCGCAATCCACGGTCCGCCGCGGCGTCATGCTGGCCAAGGCCAAGCTGATCGGCTCGGTGATCGAGTGCGAGGACCCGCAGAAGGCATATGCCTTTTCCGCCCTGGTCAATGCCGGCAAGGTCATCGAGAGCGCCGCCAGGGTCCAGCCGCCAGGCGACGTGCGGCAGGAAATAGAGACCAGGCCGATCAGCACCGCCCAGGACGCCGTCGAGGCCTTGCAGGAAGCGTTGCAGCGCAAGATCAACGCCATCCTGGGCAACCCCGATGGGCTCACCCTGGAGGCGATCAAGGGACTGCGGCAGGCCATGGAGATGATCGACACCATGCAATCGAAGTACCTGAGCGACAGCAAGAAGACCAGGCAGGGCCTGTCCGGCGACGCCGTGCAGGAGATCCGCAAACAGATACTGGGGATCGGTCAATGACAGTCAGCCCGGTGCTGCCCGATACGGCAAAAGCCGACGCCCCGCCGGTCCTGCTGCCCTATCAGCAGGAGTGGATACGGAACCAGTCGCCGCTCAAGGTCGGCGAAAAGAGCCGGCGCATCGGCCTGACCTGGGCCGAGGCCGCCGACGACGTGCTGATCGCCGCCGAGGCTGGCGGCCAGAACGTGTATTACATCGGCTACAACCAGGACATGGCCATTGAATACATCGAGGCCTGCGCCATGTGGGCGCGGGCCTTCAACCATGCCGCCGGCGAGGTCGAGGAAGGCCTCTGGGAAGAGGACCAGGACGACCGGCACATCAAGACCTACACCATCCGCTTCCCCGGTTCGGGCCGGCGGATCGTCGCCCTTTCCTCGCGGCCCGCCAACCTGCGGGGCAAGCAGGGCGTGGTGGTGATCGACGAAGCCGCCTTCCACGACAAGCTCTCCGAACTGATCAAGGCTGCCCTGGCGCTGATGATCTGGGGCGGCCGGGTGCGGGTCATCTCCACCCACGACGGCGCCGGCAACCCGTTCAACGAACTGATCGAACAGATCCGGTCCGGCCGCCGCCGGGGCTCGGTCTTCCGCTGCGATTTCAGGGAGGCGGTGGCCCAGGGCCTGTATCGCCGGGTCTGCCTGCGGCTGGGTCGGGAATGGTCGGCGGACGATGAGACCGCCTGGGTGCAGTCGGTCTACGACTTCTACGGCGACGCGGCGGAAGAGGAACTGGACGTTGTGCCGCGTGAATCAGCCGGCGCCTACCTGCCCGGGGTGCTCATCGAAGCACGGATGCAGCCGGGGCCTGTCATCCGCCTGAGCAGGGACGACGGCTTCGGCCGGATCGCCGAACCCCTGCGCCACATGGAGATCGCCGACTGGTGCGACGATGTGCTGCTGCCGCTGCTGGACGGGCTTGATCCGGATCTGGAACATGTCCTGGGCGAGGACTTCGCCCGCAGCGGCGACCTGACCGTCCTGTCCCCGGCGGCGATCGGGCGGGACCTGGTCCGTCGGGTGGTGTTCCAGGTCGAGCTGCGCAACATCCCGTTCGCCCAGCAGCGCCAGATCCTCTGGTACATTCTTGACCGGCTGCCGCGCCTGCGCGGGGCAGCCCTGGACTCGCGGGGCAACGGCCAGCAGCTTGCCGAGGAAACGGCGGACAGATACGGCCACGGCCGCATCCATCAGGTGATGCTCTCGGACAAGTGGTATGCCGAGAATCTGCCGCCCTTCAAAGCGGCCTTTGAGGACGCCATGATCGAGGTGCCGCGGGACGCAGATACCAAGGACGATCTGCGGGCCATCCAGGTCATCGGCGGCATTCCGAAGATACCCAAGACCACCGGCCAGGGGAAACAGGGCGAGCGCCGTCACGGCGACGCCGCCATCGCCCTGGTTCTGATGTGGTTCGCCTCCAGCAGCGACGTGGTCGAGTACGCCTATCACCGCGTGCTGTCCAGGGAGCCGCGCGACCTTGACCGTGACCGGATGGTCAATGTGACGGCCGGTTTCGGCCGCATCGAGGGGACAATGTAATGGCAGTCATCTACGATCATCTGGGCCGGCCGGTCGAAACCAAGCGCTTGACCGGCGAAGTCGCGGCGCCATCCCTGTCCGGGGTCCGTTCCCTGTGGGACACCACCGTGGCCTCGGGGCTGACGCCGGCACGGCTGGCGTCCCTGCTGCGCAGCGCCGCCAACGGCGAGGCCCGCGATTACCTGACCCTGGCCGAGGAAATGGAGGAGCGCGACCTGCACTACCGCTGCGAAATCGGCAAGCGGCGGCTGGCGGTCTCTTCCCTGCCGGTGCGGGTCGAGTCGGCGACCGATGAAAATGATGACCTGCGCCTGGCCGAGGAAGTCAGGGCGCTGGTCAGGGGACCGTCGTTCCGCGGCCTGCTCAAGGATCTGCTGGACGCCATCGGCAAAGGATATTCGGTGTGCGAAATCGATTGGCTGCGTGGCTCGAAATGGCTGCCGGCGGCCTATCACTGGCGCGATCCCCGCTTCTTCACCTTCGACCGGGAGAGCCGGAGCAAGATCCGGCTGCTGGATGAGACGGACAGCTTCAACGGCATCGAGCTGCCGGCCTACAAGTTCATCGTCCACCTGCCGCACCTCAAGGCCGGCATCCCGCTGCGCGGCGGTCTGGCCATGGTCGCTGCCTGGGCCTATATGTGCAAGGGCTATACGGTCAAGGACTGGCTGGCGTTCGCCGAGGTCTTCGGCATGCCCCTGCGGGTTGGGCGCTACGATGCCGGGGCCAGCCCCAGGGATATCGACGTGCTGCGCATGGCGGTCGCCAACCTGGGGTCCGACGCGGCGGCGGTGATCCCGCAGTCGATGATGATCGAATTCGTCGAGTCGGCCAAGACCACCGGCGGCCAGGAGCTGTTCCAGAAACTGGCCGATTGGCTGGACGGCCAGGTATCCAAGGGCATCCTGGGCCAGATGGCAACTACTCAGGGCACGCCTGGCAAGCTGGGCAACGAGGAAGCGCAGCAGGAAGTGCGCCACGATATACGCGACGATGACGCCATGCAGCTCTCGGCCACTGTCAACCGCGACCTGGTGCGGCCGTTTGTCGATCTCAACTGGGGACCGCGTGAGCTCTATCCGGAAGTGGTGATCCAGGCGCGGGAGGAAGATGACCTGAACCTGCTGGCCACGGCCCTGGAAAAACTGGTGCCGCTCGGCCTGCGGGTCGAGCAGTCGGTGGTCCGCGACCTGTTCGGCCTGCCCGATCCGGGTGACGGCATCGACCCTGCCCTGCTGCTGGGAGCGCCGGCGGCTCAAACCGCCGCCAACCGGGCGCGGGCGCTCAATGCCCTGGCAGGTGACGAGGACTATCCGCCCGACCTGATCGCCGGGCGCATGGCTGATGCCGGGCAACAGGCGGTTGACGGCTGGATCGGGCAGATTGAAGAAATGCTGGCGGCCGCCGGCAGCCTGGAGGAATTCCGCGACATGCTGCTGACCGCCTTTGACGACCTGCCCGCCGAAGCCCTGGGCCGGGTCATGGCCGAAGGCATGCTTGCTGCCCAGGCAGCAGGCCGGTTCGACGCCGAGGAGGAGTCCGGTGGCTGAGCATCCGTCGATCATGACCGGGATCTTCAAGCGTCCTTTCGACGAGCAGGTCGCTTTTTTCCGCAGCAAGCTGGGCAATCTGGTGCCTACCAGGAGGTGGGACGACATGATGCGCAGCGCCCATGACACCGGCTTCATGGTTGCCGGCGCGGCCAAGGCCGACCTGCTCGCCGATTTTGCCGCTGCGGTCGACCGGGTTGTCGCGGAAGGCAAGGGCCTGGAGGCGTTCCGCAGGGATTTCATGGCCATTGCCGAGCGGCGGGGCTGGGCAGGGTTCACCGGTGACGAGTCGCCGGCCCGGCGGGCCTGGCGGACCAGGACGATTTACACCACCAACGCCAGGACCAGCTACAACGCCGGCCGCAACGCCCAGCTCAGGGAAGCCGAGTATCCGTACCTGATCTACCGGCACGGCGACTCCAGGGTCCCGCGGCCGCAGCATCTGGCCTGGGACGGTCTTGTCCTGCCGGCGGATGATCCGTTCTGGCAGGCCCACAAACCGCAGAACGGCTGGGGCTGCACCTGCTATATCCTGGGCGCCCGCAGCGAAAGAGGAGCGCGCCGCCTGGGGGGCGATCCGGAGAAAAAGAAACCGGCAAACTGGGATGAAATCGACCCCAAGACCGGGGCGCCGGTGGGGATCGACAAGGGCTGGGATTACGCCCCCGGCGAGAGCGTGGTCGATGAAGTCCGCAAGATGGCCGAAAAGACCAGGCAGTGGGAATACACCCTGGCCAAAGCCTTCATGCAGGGCGTGCCCGAGTCCGTCCGCGATCAACTGGCCAGATCTTACCGCTCCCTGCCCTCGGTTGCCGACGATGCGCGCCGCTATGCCGGCCGGGTGATAGAGCAGCGGACTGCCGCGGACATTCCGCCCTACCTGACCATGGGCCTGCTGACCGCGGATGACGCGGCCGCTGTGGGCAGAATCAAGAGCGCCGAGGTGGCTGGATATGATTATGCGTTTGACGCCGATGCGGTCAGACATATCCAGGGCGGACATGGCGGTCTGGACAGCGAAGCCCCGCGGGGACAGCGCCAAGTGACAGCCGCTGATTACGGCAGGCTGCCGTTTTTGCTCAATACAGCGGCGGCAATCATGGACGTGGGGACATCGTACAGCACCGGCCAGCCGGTGATCGAATACAGATGGGATGTGGACGGGGAGAAATGGCGGGCTGTGTTTGAAATCAGAAGAAAACGGCGGATGATGGTGCCGATCTCCCTCTATATAACAAAAGAATCAGGGCAACCGTGACCCGACCCCTACGCCCGAGGCGCTTCGTGGTATGAGCACGACGGTGTGTGTCACGACTGGTCCCTGATGATAAAAATATCATAGCCATGATCACTGTAAAAATCAATACCGGCGAAGTCAAGGCGGCCGTGAAGAGACTGGCGGGCCGGTGCGAAAACCTGCGGCCGGCCATGGAAGACATCGGTGAATACATGATCGAGGCGACCCGGCAACGCTTTGTCAGCGGCACGGCCCCGGACGGATCAGCATGGAAGCAGAACAGGCCGGCGACCCTGGTGGCGCAGGCCTACCGCAAAGCCGGCGGCACGGTTCTGCGCAAGGGCGAGAAGGCAAAGATTCCCGGCGGCGCCCTGGCCGGCAAGAAACCGCTGGTCGGCGAATCGAAACGGCTGTCCACCGAGATCAGCCAGCGTCCGTCCTCAAGCCGGGTGGAGATCTTCAGCAGCCTCGAATATGCGGCGGTCCAGCAGTTCGGGGCGGCAAAGGGCGCCTTCGGCAAGACCAGGAGGGGCGCGCCGATCCCCTGGGGAACGATCCCGCCGCGGCCGTTCCTGGGCTTGTCGGACAAGGATAAAAAGGAGGTGCTCGACATCATCGGCGAGCACCTGAGCGGGTCATGAACCGAAAAACGACAGAAACGGCCCGAATTTGCAAAAATAGACAAAACGCACCCCTACCCCACGCTGGAGACATCGATCGTCCAATACAGAAGATTTTAAACGGTTTTTAAACGGGGTTCAGGAGGAGAGAGGGTGAAGAAAATCTACCAGGCGATCAACAGCATTGAACTGAAAGGCGATCCGGGCCAGGCTCCAGAATGGGTGGAGCTGATCCCGGCCGGTCGGGTGACGGGCCGCGACGGCAGGTCCTGGCTCAACTCCAGGCCGGAGGATATCCTGGCCGGCTTTGCCGCCCTGGGCGCCGACCTGCCGGTCGATATCGAGCACAGCACCGAGCTGAAGGCCCCGGGCGGCGATCCGGCGCCGGCGGCTGGCTGGGTCAAGGAACTGCAAAACCGGGACGGCGCCGTCTGGGGCCGGATCGAATGGACCGATTCGGGACGGGAGCTGGTGGCATCGAAAGCCTACCGCTACCTGTCGCCGGTGATTGTCTATCAACGGGATAACGGGCTGATTGCCGGGCTGTCGTCGGTGGGGCTGACCAACCGGCCGAACCTGCATCTGCCGGCCCTTAATCAACAACAGGACGTGGAGGATGAAATGGACCTGAAACAACTGCTGGCGGCTCTGGAAATGCCGGAGACCGCGACCTTTGCCGAGGCGCTCAACAAAATAGCCGCGGTCAAGGGAGACCTGAGCACGGCCCTCAACCGGGCCGACAACCCGCCCCTGGACAAGTTTGTGCCCAGGGCTGATCATGACGCGGCCCTGGCCAGGGCGACCAATGCCGAGAAGAAGCTGGCCGACCTGGAAAAAGCAGGGCTGGAGGAAAAAATCGAGACGGCAATCAACGCTGCCCTTGAGGCCGGCAAGATCACTCCGGCCACCGCCGACTACCACCGCGCCCAGTGCCGGCAGGAAGGCGGGCTGGAACGGTTCGCCGAGTACATCAAGGCTGCGCCGGCGATCGGCGACGCCTCGAAGCTGGACGGCAAAAAACAGGCCGGCGAGGGGACCGCCCTCAACTCCGAAGAACTGAAGATGTGCCAGGCCCTGGGCGTCAGCGAGGAGGATTTTCTCAAGACCAGGGCGGCGGCGTAGCGGAAAACGGAAGAACAGAAGACAGGGGACGGAAGATAGAAATTCAATCGGAGGAATAACCGATGGCAGCAAGTGAAGACAGAAATACCGGCCAGCAGGACGGCTTTGAATTTCCGGTTGGCGTGGCGGCGGCGACAACGATCTACGGAGGGACCATGATCGCGAAGAATGCGTCCGGCTACGCGGAGCCGGCGGCGGATGCCGCCGGCCTGGTGGTACTGGGCATGGCCACCGAACGGGTTGCCAATGCCGGCGCCAATGGGGCGGCCTCGGTCGTGGTCCGGCGCAACCGGGCCTTCTGGTTCGCCAACAGCGGAACCAACGCGGTGACCATCGCCCATGTCGGCGGCAACGTCTATGTCGAAGACGACCAGACCGTGGCGTCCGACGCCGGCGTCAACCGCATCGTGGCCGGCAGATGCCTGGCCGTTGATGCGACCAAGGGCGTGCTGGTCTGGATCGGCTGACAAACTGACTGGATCGTCCGCATAATCGACGAGATAATCTACACGGAGGAAACACAAAATGATCGTCAATAAGAGCAACATCGAGTCCCTGTTCATCGGGCTCAAGACCATTTTCAACAACGCCTTTGCCGGCGCGCCCAGCACCTGGGAGAAGATAGCAACCCTGGTGCCGTCCACCGCGTCCCAGGAGGACTACGGATGGCTGTCCGCCTTCCCGCGCATGCGCAAGTGGGTGGGCGACAAGGTGCTGAAAAACCTGGCCGCCTTCAAGTACAGCATCGTGAACGACGACTGGGAGGCGACCATCGAGGTGGACCGCAACGACATCGAGGATGATCGGCTTGGCATCTACAATGTCCAGGCCAAGGGTGCCGGCATGTCGGCCAAGCAGCTCCCCGACGAGATCGTCGGCGACCTGCCGAATAACGCCTTCACCTCTCTCTGCTATGACGGGCAGTATTTCTGCGACACCGACCATCCGGTGGCCGGGGCGTCGGTCTCCAACAAGGGCACCGCTGCCCTGTCGGCAGCCACCCAGGCGGCGGCAATCGCTTCCCTGGGCGCGGCCCGTACGGCTATGCGCAAGTTCAAGGACGATGACGGTCGGCCGCTTGGCGTCCGGCCCAATGTCCTGCTGGTGCCGCCGGCCCTGGAGGATATCGCCAGAGTGCTGGCGATGAATGAAAACCTGGAAGACGGCAAGCCCAATCCGTACAAGGGCACCGTCGAAGTGGTGGTCGGCGACTGGCTGACCTCGGACACCGCCTGGTTCCTGCTCGACACCACCAAGCCGATCAAGCCGTTCCTGTACCAGGAGCGCAAGAAGCCGGAATTTGTGCAGCAGACCGATACGTCGTCCGACAACGTCTTCATGCGCAAGAAGTACCGCTTCGGCGCTGAGGCAAGGGCGGCCGGCGGCTACGGCCTGTGGCAGCTCTGCTACGGCTCCACCGGCGCCGGCTGATCCGGCGGCAACTGAACTATTCACCATCCCCTCTCCAGCCGGGAGGGGATGGTGATGAATATCTTAACCACAGGAGAGCGAAATGATCAGAATAGCAAGCAAACGAGACGGGTTCCGGCGCTGCGGAATCGCCCATGCGACGGCCCCGGTCGACTATCAGGACGATCGGTTCAGCCCCAGTGAGCTGGAGATCCTCAAGGCCGAGCCGATGCTGACCGTGACCTGTATCGACGAGGCGCCGCCCGAGCCCGACAAGACCCCGCCCGAGCCCGACAAGACCCCGCCCGGCGACGGGACGAACATGGCCGTTGAAAATGATGACCAGGTCGGTGCCCAGGCTGATCCGGAGCCCGAGGCGGAAGTCCGGCGCGGGAAGAAAGGCGGCCGTAAATGAGCAGCTACGCTACGGCGACCGATCTGCGGCAGTGGATCGACGAGGCCGCGCTGGTCCAGTTGACCGATGACCAGAACTCGGGGATCGCGGATGAAGATATCATCGAGTCCGTCCTGGAAGCCGCCTCGACCGAGATCGACGGCTACCTGGGCGGCCGCTATGAACTGCCGATGGCAGCGCCGCCGTCCATCCTGAAGAAACTATGCGTCGATATAGCCGGCTGGCTGCTCCATGTCCGCCGCGATGTCGGCGCGCCCGAGCACTGGCAGCGGAGATACGACAATGCCGTGCGCTTCCTTGAGCAGGTGGCGGCCGGCAAAATCACCCTGGGCGCCGGCGACCCGGTCAAAACAACCGGGGGCGACACGGCCTCGATTACCGGGCCGGAACGGCTGATGGGCCGCGAGGGCCTGAAGGACTGGTGATGAAGGATATTCTGAGCGCGATTAAAACGACCCTGCAGGACGGGCTGACGGCAATCCGGGACGGCGATGTCTTCATCACCCCGGCCCTCAACTTTCTGCCGTCCGGGGTCAGGTCGAACCTGGCCGTCGGAATCAAGGACGGACCGGTTGCCAGGCGTGACCTGTCCTGTGCGGTAGTCGAGAAGACCATGCAGGTGCAGATCGCGGCCTTTGTCCGGCTGCAGAAGCCAGAGGCGGCGATCATGGGCGACGAATCGACCTCAAGCCCGGGCGTGCTGGACGCCATTGACGATATCGAGCAGCTCCTGACCGATAACCTGCTGGGCGTCGCCGGGCTGATCTCGGCACGGCCGGGGCCGGAGAGCCCGTCCGAACTGCTGGTCGCCGACGAAAGCAAGGCCGTCTGGCAGACCAAAACCATAACCTATACCTACGTATGGGAGGGCTAAATGTATCAACTGAAGAAAGGCCAGCCCGGCTTCGAGGTCGTTGACGGGCCGATGAAGGGCAGAAAATTCGAGCCCGGCAGACGGTACCCGGAAGTGCCTCCGCGGGAGGAGGGCCGGTTCGAGAAGATAAAGACGGCGGCAAAAGCGCAGGCACAGCCCGCGTCTGGCGGCCGTGAAAAGGAGGCACGTAAATGATCAATCCACGCGCGAATCTCAACCTGCTGGCGGTGTCGGCCATGACCGCCGAATCCGCGATCAACACGGAGCGGGCCACGGACATGTCCCTGCTGGTCGGGACCGATGACTACATCAACCTCAAGCCGCGCCGGGAGAGCAATGCCGGCGAGGCCAACGGCAAGGAAGAAGCAGACACCATTTACGACAACGGCGCCACGGCCGAGGCGGAATTCAACTTCGAGAAGCTGCAGCCCCATCAGGCAGCCTTTCTCATGGCTTATGCCCTGGGTAACGTTGCCACCGCAGCGGCCGGCAGCGGATATCTGCACACCATCACGCCGATCGCCGGCGACCATGACGCGACCAGGTCCAACCCATCGTTCACCGCGGTGCAGCGCCTGGGCGATTCCATCGTCAAGCGGCGGTTCGCCTCGATGTTTGTTGACGGCGTTACCCTGACTTTTTCCAGGGACGACTGGGTCAAGTGCTCCGGCAGTCTGCTGGGCACCGGCAAGCACACGGACAGCGTGATCGAGGAGACGGTGTCGGAGCTCAACAATACCACCTCACTTGCCCTGGCAGCCAATGGGGTGCAGGGTTCGACCGCGGCCGAGCGGCTGCAGAACGTCCACGTGGTGCGGGCCGCTGAAACCGGCGACCAGTATGTGTTCTGCAATGTCACCGCCGTATCTGACGCGACGCCGGCGGTCATCACCATCGATAGCCTGGGCGGCGACGGTCTGTCCAGCCTCGATTACAAAATACTGTATGTGCCTGTCGAGCCGGCCTGGTGCACGTTCCCGGCCCGGGTCATCGAGAGCCCGCTGCGGGTCTCCCAGGCCTGCTTCCATATCGGCGGCAACTGGAACGGCACGGAGTTCGTCGGCGGCAAGTCGCTGACCTCGGTGTTCGACACCTTCGAGTGGGAGTTCAAGAACAACCTGGACGTGGCCTTCACTCCCTGCGCCGGCGGCGAATACGCCGGGGTGGCCGACAGGACGGCCAGAACCCAGGGGATCAAGCTGAGCAGGCAGGCGCGGGAATACCTGGTGCAGCACTATATCCTCAACAACGAGACATTCGGCTTCCATATCCTGTGTGAGGGAGCGGTGTTCGACACGCCGCACAAGTACACGGTCGAGCTGATCTTCCCCAGGGTTGGCATCATCGATGCGCCGTTCTCGACCAAGAACGGCAAGGTCTATGAGGGAGGAGACCTGCAGGTATTGGAAGACGCAACCTACGGATCGGTCATCGCCAAGGTCAAAAACCTGGTCGCGACGTTCGCGGCATAGCATCAACCATCAACGAGCCTTACCCGAAGGAGACAGAATGGCACGGAACATATCCACATCCGGGATCAACGAGCTGAAGATCCACGACAATATATCGGACAGCGACATCCTTCTCTATTACCGAGCCCCGACTACGGCTGAGCGAAACGGCTATCACAATATGGCCATCCAGCGCAAGGGGCGCAAGATCCGGTTCAGGCAGCCCGAGGCGCGGCTCCATTACGGCCTCAAGATCCTAAGCGGATTTCGCGAGGGGGACTTTGTCCGCGACGTGAACGGCAGGCCGGAGCCGTTTTCCAGCGACAGCGGATCGCCGGCGTATCTCCCGTCCTGGAAGGATGAAATCGAAAAAGGGGCGGCTGATCTGGTCATGCTTCTGGCCGCCCATGTATTCGACTCCTCGGCCGAGATCGACGAGCCGGAGGAAGACGAAGATGAAGCTGGCGCAGCCGGGGATGACGCCCCGGGAAACTCCGAAGAGACCTCGCGGCAATAAAGCGGGGTCTCTGCGACGAGGAGGCGGAGGAACGGTGCAGGATCGAAAACGGCGAATATCTGGCCTGGGCCTGTCGGAAATGCCCGAAAACCAGGGTCGCGGATCTGCACCCATATACCGCGAAGCTGATGCAGGTCAGAGTATTGCAGCAGGCAGGGTATCCTTTGACGGCCAATGACCTGACCAGGGAGGAATGGTTCGATCTGGCCCTGGTCCGGGCGGCGCTTGAGCCGCCCGCCGTCTGTCCGTTGACCGTGCACGGAAAAAAGAAGAGGTAAGGAATGGCCGCGGCGAATGCAGCGACACTGAAGATCACCATCGAGGCCGATGACCGGGGATCGCTGAAGATAAAAAATATCGGCGATGTCTCCGACCAGGCGGGCAAGCGATCGGATGCCGCCTTCCGCCAGGTCGGCAGGACCCTGGAGAGCCTGACGATAAAGGCTCTTGCCGCCGCCGCCGCCGGAGCAGCTGCCCTGTCCGCCGGACTGCTCAGCGCGGTCAGGACCGGCATGCAGTACGATTCGACCATGGCCGAGGTCAAGGGCGTATCCAGAGCCACGGCGGAAGAGTTCGAGGCCATGGACCGCATCGCCAAACAGCTGGGCGAGACCACGGAATGGAGCGCATCCCAGGCAGGTGAGGGGTTGAAGTACCTGTCCATGGCCGGATTCAAGGCGGAACAGTCGATCAAGGCCCTGCCCGGGGTGCTCGACCTGGCCACCGCCGGCAAGATCGAACTGGGCGAGGCGGCCGATATCGCCTCCAACGCCCTGACCGCCATGCGCCTTGAGGTCGAGGATCTCGGACGGGTCAACGATGTGATGGTGTCCACCATTACTACCAGCAACACCGATATGCGGATGATGGCCGAGTCATTCAAATACGCCGCCCCGGTGGCCGCCGGATACGGGGTGCAGATCGAAACCCTCTCCGGGCTGATCGGCATGCTGGGCAATGCCGGCATTCAGGGTTCCATGGCCGGCACCCAGCTCGCCCAGGCGTTCGGCAAGGTCTCGGGCGTCTTCGAGAAATACAATGTCTCGGCGACCAGGGCGGATGGATCGACCAGGGATATCGTCGACGCCGTCGAGCTGCTGCAGGATCGCGGGGCAACCGCCGCCGAGATCATGGATATTTTCGACGAGCGATCAGGACGTGCCATGCTGGCCCTGACAGGCATGAGCCGCGGGGCGCTGCGGGAATATATCGACAAGCTGCATGACGCCTCCGGGGCCACCAAGACCCTGGCCGATATCATGCGTGACAATCTGACCGGTGATGTCAAGGGGTTTCAGTCGGTCATCGAGGGCATCAAGATCGACTTTTTCCGGCGGTACGAGCAGGACGCCCGTGAAGCTTTGCAGTCCGCGACCCGGTACCTGCGCGATCACAAGGAAGAATTGATTGCCGCCGTCGGCGGAATGGTTGATAAGGTGGTCCAGCTGGCCAAAGAGGCGGCCAAGCTGGAGCCGCTGATCCGCGGGTTGGGCAAGGCATTCGGGTGGCTGATAAAAAACATGGATGTCATCGCCGGCCTGGCGGCGATCAACCTGGTGCTGCCCAAGGTTGCAGCCGGCGCTGCTACCCTGGTCACCGGAATCAGGGCGCTTACCGTTTCAGTCGGCACACTGACCACCGCCACGGTCTCCCTGGGCACGGCAATGGCCGCGGCCCAGATCGGTCTGACCGCTTTTTTCCTGGCCTACAAGGCCGGGGAATGGCTGGCCATGCACGGCCACGTCAAGGCCATCGCCGACGAAACGGACCGGCTGAACCGCGCGACCGCAGCTCTCAACGACAGGTTTGCCGAGATCTCGCAGGCAACAGGGGTGCAGGTCAGAAACATGGAGGAGCTGGACACGGCAGTCGAGCAGGGCCGGCTGCGGTTCGATGATCTGACGGCAACCTGGGTTGCGGTCAAGGATGCTGCCGCTGAAACAGGCGACAGTATCGGCGGCATCGGGACAGCCATGGACAATGCCGCCGCCGGGACAGACCGGCTGGCCGAAGCCGAGCAGAAACTGTCCGATCAGCAGAAGCAGCTGATCGACGAGGCCAAAAAACGAGCCGATGAACAGAAGCGGGCCACCGAGGAGATGTACCGCGAGGCCGGCATCGGCGGAGACAGGTATTTTGAGCAGGAAGCCGACAAGCTCGTCAAGAAAGCATCCAACTGGCAAAAAGCAGGGGAGGACACGCTCGCCGTGGAGCAGTGGCTGTATGACGAACTCGGTAAGCTGAGCGAAAAGGCGTGGACCGAGGGCCAGGAAATGGCCGGGGTCTATATGGACAACCTTCAGGCCCAGAGCAGCACCCTGGTTGACCAGTTCAACGCTATACAGCAGGAGGCTTCCGACAAGCTCGGGCAGATAGCGGCTGAAGCGGCTGCGCTGGATGGCTCGCAGATCGGCCTGGTCGCCACCTTTGACGGGTCAGCCGCCATGCAGGGCCTGGACCAGCTGATCGCGAGGATCTATGCCCTGCGGGAAGCGTCTGCCGGATCTGTCGGGGCCGGAGGTGGCGATTCCGCGCCGGCGGCCGGGGGCGGAGGGGGCGCTCAGGCCGGCTGGTCCGGGGCCGGGGATACGTACACCGCCAATACCGTAATCAACGTCAACCAGCAGGTGAGCCGCTCTGACGTGGTGGCCATCGCCGAAGAGACAAAACGGCGTCAGGGAAGGGTCTGATGGCGGCGCCGAAGTTTATTCTTGGAGGCAACGAACTCCAGTTTTCGCGGGGCATCCGCTTTCCGGTGGCCAAGCCGCACGAAAAATTGCAGGTTACGGACCGCACGGCCGGCGGCTCGCTGCAGATCGAGGAGCTGGGAATTGATATCAAAACCCGGCGGCTGATATTCCGCAACCTGCCGCAGGCCGATTACGACGCCCTGTGCGCCTGGTACGACACCATGGCCGCCGGGGCGCTGAACAGTTTTATCTATTACGATGAGGACGGGGTTTCGATGACCGTGCGCATGCTGACCAACCCGCTGGACTTCCAGGAGACCGCCCACCAGCGGTTTGCCGGGGAGCTGCTGCTGGAGGTGATCTGATGCGAACGGACCTGACCACCGCCTTCGCCCTGGCCAAGAATGCCGCCAGCCGGAAGCCCAGGCAGCTGCTGGTTTTCCAGTTCCCGATAGCCGGCAATGTCTATGTTTCCGACCAGGAGATCACCCTGGGCGGCAAGACCTATCTGCCCCTGGTCGAGGACTGGGGAAGGCTGGAGGACGCGGCCGGGGCTGAGGACGAATTCTCCAGCGAGGTCCGGCAGATGGCGGTCACCCTGTGGAACGGCGGCAGC